AGGAGCCCGTGTGGGCTCCTCCGTATGTCATCTAACGATGACATAGGGGAAATAACTCTCCGCCAGAGTACCACCATCCTCTAAAGCTCGATTGAGCTGCAGGGCGTGGATTTGACTTCGAGGAGAATTTATGAGAACATCTACTTCTTCAGAATACGTACTGTATTTCATCATCATGGTGTTGTCCCTGTTTATTTTTACAGTGACGATAATCGATTTAGGTGGTGACAGACGTCATTCACCTCAAATCGTTAAGCCTTCAGCCGATGTAGTTAATACACCTGCTGAATAACTTTCATGTGATGATTACTAGTACATCTGAATGGCAGATGTTGCGTTTGTTCTCATCAAAGTTATTTAATAAACGGCGTGCGGTACGTGACCGCTCCCTTATTTCTCTTGGAAAGGAGAAAGACTGTGTTTGTACCTTATGATACGGTCCAGGACCGAGTGAATCGTGCTTACGGAGGTAGAAGCGTTTACTTCCTAGGTCAGGGTCATTGCGGTAATAGTGGACCAAAAAGTTTGGCCGCTTCTTATAGCAATTGCCCTGCCACGGATAGAAGCTTCTACGAACCTGTAAGTGTGACGCGCAACGAAGATAATACCCATCAAAAGGGTAGGACCAACGCTGTGCCGCCATACCGATACACCTCCCGGTACGTATCTAAAGTTACAACCGAGAACTTCCTCTTACGCCGTGCGAACGGTGGTGATGGCGTTGTTCATTATGAACAAGACGGGATCAATGCGGAGACTTCTCCGACGACCTGTGCCAATCAAGTCACTGCAGTACGTGCTATAGAGCAAGCTCTTAGTTATACTGAGGTAACTCATTTATTCCCGTATACCACGTACAATAAACATACGTGGGATCAAACGGCAATAACTAATGCTATTAACGCCGTGCAGAACGACGTATCTTTGAAGGCCCTTAGTACCTACGACATCCTCACGGATGTCGCGGAATCTAGGGAGATCCCAAAGATGGTTCGTTCTATGATGATGGACGTTTACAACGTCTACCGATCACTCAGAAACCGACATTCTTTGCCGGATTTGAGGCGCGCTGCACACCTCCGCCCCCGTGATTTACTTCGTAGCTCTGAACGAGCTATGAGAAAGATCGGGGATCAGTGGATGCAGTATCGTTATGGCATTATGCCCCTAGTCTATTCTGGCAGGGATATCGCTAAACTAGCGAAAGCCGGTCAGGAAAGACGACACAAGAAGACCATTGTTATAACGCCCAAAGCTACCGGGGTATCTCTTCCGGGATCGTCCAACTATTATATTTGGACTGAGACCGTTGGAGATATCAAGATATCAGCGAACGTATTTCAATGGTTCGAATGGCGGGGTGAGGCACAGTTTCAGGCCCTTGGTTTTAATCCCCTTGTAACAGCTTGGGAATTAATACCGTATTCGTTTGTTGCCGATTGGTTCGTTAACATTGGTGATTATATCACCAGGAAAACGTCCGCATCAGCTACGCGAACACAGTGGGCTTGCGTTTCCCGTCGTGAATCCCATGTCAAGAGTGCTTGGGCACACTATAAGAACGAAGACATGACTGTCTATTATTCTAATAGGGTCCAATCGTCTTGGGCTGGCGAAAATCCACCTGCGGCACCCATCAGGACAATAAAACGTCCTGAAGGCAGTTTTCCTCTGCAAAGAGTGACAACTGATGTGTATCAACGATGGCTTTTCGGTGTTCATGACGCACGCCTAGATATCAACCCGAGCCTTAATTGGCGTCGGGGGATTGATAGTGCCGTGATGTCCATTAACCAATTAGGTAGGCTTGTAGCTTATCTATCAAAAAGATAATGATAAACAAGGAGATTAAATCTCATGCCAGTGACCTTATCAGTCAAAAGCCAGGACAACGCGGGTGTAACCTACGCTGATCCTGCAAAACCGGATATGACTATTCGGTTCCGATCTAGCAGCACCACCAAAACTTTGAACGGTGTTGCCGTCCCCAACTATTCCGTTGAGATTATCGCTAACGATAATAACAGCGTAACGGTTGGTGGCGTTTCTGCCAAAGATGCGTTGTCGATTCGAGTCCGGTGCTCAGGTGCCATCGAATCGAAGACGCGCCTTCGTCAGATCCTCGTATCTCTTGCGGCCCAAGTAGGACAATGGGAGACGGAGAATGTTTTACAAGGCTTCCGTCCTGTAACTGCACCAGTGATAACATAGGAGTAATCTTATGCCCACTGTGGCAACTAAAGGAGGAGAATCTTGGAAAACAAAGGCTCAATCAGGGCTGTTAACCTTCTTATACGAGATTGGATTAGGAGCGGCGAGTGTCGCTCTGAACCAACTCGTACAGCTAGTTTTGCGAAAGCAAAACTCGCCGCAAAGTTCGAAGAACCGCAAGAAGAAACCGCCGGTCAGCGTCGAATAGACGCATGGTCGCGGTGGATCTCTTTTGACGAAGCTCTCCAAACCAAGGAGATATTAGGCCCGAATTGGGCAAAAGCGCGACTTATTGTGCATGATATCCTTCGTGATTTTCACTTGGGTGATCTTGCTTTCACCAACGGTTCTTCATTTGAGCCGTTAGGGAACAGGACTTCAGTGGCTTGTAAGCTATCGGAGTCCTGGACAATAACGCCGGATTGCTTTGAGCTTTTTGCGAAGTATTCTTACTTCCATAGAGCTTTGAAGCATGCGGTTAAGAAGCGCTTTAGCAGCTACTGCAGTAAACGAAACCTGAACGAGAGACAAATAAATCGTAAACTCTGGGAGCGGTTCAAAACGTATTCCGAACCTGCTCTTGAAATTTACAAATTTAAGCTCTACGCGTCAGTAACCTTCGTTAATGGTAACAGATATTCGACCGTTCCTAAGAATAATAAAAAGGATAGGTCGATATGTTTGGAGCCTCTCTGCAATATGCTTGTCCAAAGAGCTGTTGGTCTCGGGATTCGCGCTTGTCTTAAAGACAAGCTCGGGATCGATCTTGACGTCTTAGCTGATGAGCATAGACTCAAGATTAGTGACTCAAACGTCGCTACTATCGATCTTTCTGATTGCAGTGATGCGATTAGCATTAGATTAATAACTTACTTATTACCGCGTCGAGTACTTAATAAAGTACTCACTTGTAGGTCAGACATGACCTTAGGACCGGACGACAACTATTATGTTGTTCGTAAAGTCTCAAGTATGGGTAATGGGTTTACATTTGATTTAATGACCCTGGTACTTACGGCTCTTACCAGATCATTTGATGCGACTTCTACTGTTTTTGGCGATGACATAATATGTCAGAACCAAGTCGCAGATGAGGTAATATCAAACCTGCAAGTAGCTGGATTTGTTGTTAATCTTGATAAGACTAACGTCAGATCCGACTACAGAGAATCGTGCGGTGCCCATTACATAGACAAAACTGGATATTTGACTACCTTTGATTTAAGGTGGCTGAAAACTCCATTGGACCTTATAGTTGCCTGTAACAAGGCAGCTATTCTGTCACATGTCTATGGTGGATCGTTCGAGGCTCTTCGAGCAGGGATTTGGTCGTATGTCTCCCGAACCTGGCTGGGAGCGACTATAGCAAGGCCTATAGTCGATACGGGCAGACCGCCGTCGTATGAGCTAGATACTTATATTAGGTATGGACCACCTCTCGAGGTGAGTCCTCCTAAACGAGTACTTAGGTCAATACGTAGAGCATGTCAAAATTTGCATAAGCTCGGTCGCATTTCTGTGGCCATTGCTTATCTGAATCAGACAGCTCCTGCGAGTTCTTCTCTAAAGTCTTTCGAATGGGATACGTACTTTCAGTACGTCCGAAACGGAAGGCGATCGAGAAAGATACCACGTACGGCGCTTAAATCCACTTTAGTAGCAAGAGTTGGCGAAGAACAGATTGGCTTCGCTAGAGCTCTGCTTCCCGTAAGGGAAGAAGTGGTGTGGAATCGTGAAGGCTAGCTAGTGTCTATGCGGCACGACGCTAGCCGAATCATTCGAGAAATCGAATAATTCCTTAGTTCACTAACCGG